ACTACGCCCAAAAATGCGTCCACTACAACCGCTCTGGCACGCGCGGTGGACCCGAGCAGGTGGACGTTCGTGCTTCCTCGTCGCGGTAGGTTCCGGGTCGCAGTCGCGGCGGTACGCGCTCTCAGGAGCGCTCGGCGAGCGCGTCGCGTCCGGTCTGACGGAGGCGGAGTACGCGGACCTCGGTACTACCGTGGGTACCGTCCTGGACCTCTATACCGCGTCTAAGCGGTAGTACGCCGCCAGGACGTTCCTGGTACCCGCTGCACCGCCGATGTTCTCGAATTCCAGGAAGTACCGAGAACCGGAGGTCGTGGCGACTGGGGCGTCGAGTCCAGATATGACAAGGACCTTCTGTCCGGGTACGTCACCAGAGACTACTGGACCGGCGATGACAGCAGCGTCTGCCAGGTTCGTCGCGAGGACCAGACTTATCTGTCCGTGGTAGGTCGGGTCGGCAGTCTCCATGCGCAACTGTATTTCCTTGATGCTCCGTCCGATTGGAGCAGGTATGGAAAACCTCACCTTGGACCCGACCGTGGCGTTCGACACGGCGCCTGTCGCTGATACCGCCCACGAACCAGACACGGAGCGGAATACGAGAGTCGACACAGGGTATAGTTCCGACGTGACCATACGCCTCCACCTCGCGCCGTCCGCGCCGACGACCACGAATCTATCGTCGTCCGGGTCCATGCTGCCCGCGTCGTACACGAGTTCAGTACCAGCGTAGTCGTCATAAGGGTCGTTCCACCCCGTCAACATGACAGAAGTCGTGCCTGCGGGGCGCACATACGCCCTCAACGAGTCCGCGTCGTCGAGCGTCGCATAGGCGAGTTGCCCTTCTGCTTCCTGTTGCAGGCGCGCGAGGGTCTTGAGGTTGGTGCCGAGGCGTGTGAGGACGGTACCCGGTGACACGCTGCCGTTCACGACCTCCTCGAGGGTCTGCGCGTCGGCGGCAGCGTTGGTCAAGTCCTGGGAGGTGATAAGGGGCATGTCGAGGTCTCCGGAGGGGGGATGAGCGTCGGGTCCAGAACACGACACCAGCAAGAATACGAGGAGCAACGGTAGGTATTTGAGAAAGTTCATGGTCCTTACTATAGCGTGGGAATTAATCGGCAGTATACCTGCGCTTGTCACGACGTGACAGGCGCGAAAGTCTCAGCGCTGAACAGGGCAACTTCGTCGGCGTCCAGCGCCACGAACCACAAGCGTAAGTCTGATGCGCGCCCCTCTGCCTCAAGTAGACTGGGAAATGCGGTGCCGGCGACAGTGACAGTGTCGGAGTCGACTAGGACGCCGTCCACGTACAACGATAACGTGGAGGGCGCTACCACGACGACGATGTGTGACCACCCAACGGGAACTGTGCCAGTGAGGTTAGCGCCTCCACCCCCCACAGTGACTCCCCCTACACCGTCTACGGACACTTTCAAGACGCCGGAATTGAAGAGGTATCCCGAAGTGTCTGAGCGTACGCGGACAGAGAACGTGAATGGGTTCAACGTCGCGACTTCCGCGATGGTCAGAGGTAAACCTGCACCTTCGCGTACGAAGGACCCACGGTCCACGTCTAAGACGTACATAGTACTCGGGTCGTCCGTGACTGACACATCGATAGGACCCCAGTCTATCGCTTCGTTGAGGGGTAACCACAGTAGTAGGTGGTCGTACGAGAATACCATGAAACTGTCCTCTATCAGTGTGAGGTTCCACCCATCATTAGACGCTTGGCGTTCTGTTACCCTCATACGAAGTAGTACATCACCCTGTTCGTCCAGCACTATGGAGTAAACTGCTGGAGCGTAGGAGGTGCGGTCAAGTGTAACTCCACCCAAGAACGCGCGCTCGAGCGTGACAGTTTGCCCAAGTACTGACACTATAGGGACCCCATCGACTGTACCATTGACTAGTTGGACATACATGGTCGCCGGAAGCGTTATGTCCCATACGCGGTCAAGCAGGACCGATGTACCCGTCACGTCCAACAGTTCTCCAGCGATAGTTCCTGGGCGCGTCGTGTCAACGAGCAGCACTGTGTCACCCGCCTGTGCGAGTTCACCTTCCGCGGTCACCGTGGCAGTCGCCGTGACACGTAGGTACCGCCTTCGGTTGCGTTCCCTCCATGCGTGTAACCGCGCTTGCCTCGGGTCCTGTAGACCCGCCGTCTGCATCTTGAGCGGTCGCACGACTGCATCATGGTCTGGAGCGAGCACCTCTACGGACTCGCCGGTTTCTGGGTCCTTATACCAGAGTTCTACGGAATCGTGGTCACCCTCTGCTGCGCCCAACTGCACGGATATTTTTGGACTCCCCGGAACCACGACGCGGTGGTTCAACAAGAGCGAAGGGTCGTTTGGGATGTCAGGACGGAACCGTATAGTAGGTCCGTCACGGTACGCAGTCATGAACCCCGCCCGCAAGGCGGTCAAGAGCATGTCCTCGAAACTCAAGTCCTCAGAGTCAAACACGTAGTTGAACGCCGTCGCGTCCGCGTACTCAAACCATGCTTGAACAGCAAGTTCCGCCGCGCGGAGTGAACTTTGGTCTATGGCGGACGGGTCTAACCCGCCGACGAACGGGTCAAAACATATGGCGGCGGCGGCAGCGGCGGCGCTGTCCGTGGCGGCGATAGGCGCGGCGTAACTGGAACCGTCCCACCCGGGTAATTTACGACTCGCTAGCGCTGAAAACTTCAACTGCCCACTCGCGAGCGCGTCAGAGGCACGCGCCTTGAGGTGGATGAGCGTCGTGTCACCGAACGGTCCTGAGACGCTGCTCATGACGTATGTGTTGCGCCACAGGACGTTGTCGGACGTCTCTCGGTCGGTCAAGCGGTCCGTTATGCGCCGTACGCGTAGTCTGTAGAACCCGAACCCCGCTGCGGGCGAGAAACTCTCCGTGTGCGCTACCGTGGAGCGCGACCCAGACACTCCAGACAGCAGTATTGGTACTACCTGTGCTGGTCCAGTGGGGGTACCCGCGGAGTCTACTGGTTCTACCTCGAGTTCTATCTGCACGAACAGACCGCCGAGCGACCCACCGCCCTGCCTGTACCAAAGTCCGCCATGCACGACGAAACTCGTGAGTATTAGGTCACCACGAGAGGTGATACGTATCGAAGGTCCCCAACTCGAGTCAATCTTTTCAAGCGTGGGAGACATGTATGACCCCACCTGGTTTATCCACGTCGTTGGTGTAACGTCGATGAACGACGTCCCGACATTGAACACAGTGTATGTGCCGGAGACGTCCTGTAAGTTGATGAAGAGGTCTGATACGCGTACGGTGTCGCCTAGAGAGAACACCATGGTGAAGTCGTAGGGGGCACCAGGTGCCATCTCTATACGGTTGAGGAGACCATTGGCGCGTATGTCAGAGTCGCCGACTATGAACGCCACGTTAGGTGGTGGAATCTCGTCTGCTGGCATTTCGGCTTGTGCTACTAGGTATGGCGGGTCTGTCGGCGCGTCGCCGACGGTATATTGAGGTATGCCACTACCAGGCCAAGTACCTGGACCGTAGACCGCTGCGCCATACCCAGGTAGACTTTCAAGCGCGGTATCACCCTCTTGCAGGTCTACCACGTCGTACTCGCCACGCCCGATACACATTAAGCTCGTAGACACCTCCACGCCGTCTTCCCATACTGAATAGGGTATACCGATGAGGTCCGGCACAAGTCGCTGTGTGCCGAACGCCTCCGGGACCCTCGCTTTTGGACGAAGGCGGTTTGACCTGGCGCCCAACTCGTTCGTGGGCGCCGTAGAATCCACGACGTTGCGGTCCGCGCCCGCTGGCGGTTCTGGAGCGGTGAAGTAGGTATATACTGACACGGCAAGACTGACGACCGCTACCCCCACCGCTATCGCAGTTACTGGATCCTCAGGTGCCGGCACGACGTACACCTCACCACCACGTTCTACCCACGAGATACGACACGGCGACTCACTCTCGAGTCTTCGCTTGTACGCGTCTAGTAAGTGGTCATAAATGTCGAGTACACGGTCTGGGGTAGGGTCAAACGGCGACTTGAATATGCTCACGCGCACTTGTAGTACCTCCTCGAACCGTGTTCCTGCATGGACATAGGTCTAGCGCCTTCGGCGACGCCGTTTGGGCGTAGGTGCCACACACGTCCACGAAATGATACCCCGACGTGTAGTCTACCTACCGGGTCTTCAAACAGCACTATTTTGGGGTCAGGGGCGTCGTGGTCTACCTCAACGAACATGTCGGGGCGTTCACTGTATCCCGGTTGTTCGCCGATGTCTACCCCTGTGATGGACCGCCATACCCGCCTCGCGTATGACCAGCAGGTATCACCGGGTTCTACTATGAGGAACGTAGTCATGCGGACCTAATAGTAGCGAATCGCCGGGCGGTGTAGAGGATCCCCGTACGCGCCGAACTCGACGCGCGAGTCCTCGCCGCCAATGTAGCGCCAGAGATGGAAAATGTTAGGGTATATACCTCGAACTCCCACGGACCTATGATAGGACCCGTCGACGGGGAGTCGGAGCGGAATACCCGGTATTTTATGGTCGGGCGTATATAGAGGGTCCCCGCCGCTCGCATGCGGTCCAACTCCGCAGGTAGTACTCCACCCAAGTCACCGAAATTTACCTCGAATTCCAGGTTGAGACCCTCCTTCGCCGGCACGCGGTTGACGTTGAGGGGATAATACGTGAACGTCGCTGGGGACAAATCTTCCAGCACTACGTCCAAACTCGGCGACACGTTCCGCACGACGCGGTACGACTGGGACCAACTGACGTGAGACAACTCCACGGTGTCGACGTACGCCGCCGCCGCAGGTCCAGAAAGCACGAAATCTCGTAGTTCAGCGGTCACGGTATCACCAATGCTGGAACGGCAAGGTCGTAGTTGGCGAACTGCGCGAGTTGCGCGAGTAGGTCCTGACCGTAGTCGCCGTACTCAGTATATAGATCCACAATGGACGCGTCGAACTCGGGGTCGTCCAGGGAAGTTCTTGCGCCCTCCAAAGTCGCGCTGACGACGTACGCGGTGCCGCGCGCGGAGTCGAGCGAGAGCGACCCAGGTACGAGTAGCACCTCGTATTCTTCCAGGGCAGGAGAGTCGAAGAGTAGGTCTATGAGGAACTTCTCAGACCCCCTATTGAGGACCCGCCAGAATGACGTGAAATACTGGTATTGAGAGGCATCGAGAATCCACGATACCCGGAACTGACACGCTGCGCCGATTTGGTCGAGGCGTATCTTCCCGCTGCCGCCTCCGAGACGCACGTACGTCGCCGCCTGCGGGGCGGTAACGGAGTAGGCGGAATCAGGTACAAGGTCTAGTTTCTTGAGCGGCATAGTTCACCGGCGCCTTGGTCCAGCGTTTGTGAATTTGGTCACCGCCGCGGTGACAGGACTACCGGCACGTGCCATGTCTTGTGCTACAGCACCGGGTGCCTCCTCGTGCGTGACTCGGCGCGCGATGATTTCTACCTCGTCTCTGGTTACCTGTCGCACGTCGAACTCCGCCGACGTGCCTAGTTGGTTGATTACGTTAACCGTTATACCGCGGTCTGGAGAGGTGCCCGAATTCATCGCCTCAAGCGTGGCGCGATTCCGTCTAGTTGCCGCCGCGTTCACGACGAATTCACGCCCGTGCACTACGCCCGCCACCTCGTCTTCGCGGTAATTTCCAGTGTACCCGCCACCGCGGAAACCAGACACGGCGGCGAGACCTGTAGACAAGGCGACAGTGCCGCTCACTGCCGCCGCCGCAGGGGCAGCGTTAGTACCCAACGTAGCGAGGGACGCGAGAGCGGCGGCGGGTGCCCACGC